CGCTTCAACGAGGGCATCGTTCCGACCAAGAGCACGAGTACGCAGATCACCGACTCCTGCGGCATGCTCGAGACCTATTCCGAGATCGACAAGGCACTGGCCGATCTCAACGGCAACACGGCGGCCTATCGTCTCTCCGAGGATCGTGCCTTCCTGGAGGGGTTGACGCAGCAGCTCGCGGGCGTGCTGTTCTACGGCAACACCGCGACCAATCCCGAGCGCTTCATGGGATTGGCACCCCGCTACAATACGACGTCCACGGCGACGTCGCAGACCGCCAACAACTTCATCTCAGGTGGCGGCACGGGCTCCGACAATACGTCGATCTGGCTGGTCGGCTGGGGCGACCTCACCGTGCACGGCATCTTCCCCAAGGGCAGCAAGGCCGGGCTGTCGATGAAGGATCTCGGCGAGCAGACGCTGCTCGACGCCGCAGGCAACCGCTACCAGGGCTATCGTACGCACTACAAGTGGGACGCCGGCCTCACGGTGCGCGACTGGCGCTACGTCGTGCGCATCGGCAACATCGACGTGTCGGACCTCGCGGGGGCGACGCCGGCCGACCTGGTCAAGCTGATGATGCGGGCGATGAACAAGATCCCCAACATCAGGATGTGCCGGCCCGCCTGGTACATGAACCGCACCGTGAAGCAGTGGCTGGATATCCAGCGCAACCTCGGCGCCTCGGTCTCCAACACCACCAACAACAGCAACATCCGGCGCACGCTCGACGAGAGCGACGGTCGCCTGTTCGACAGCTTCGGCGGCATCCCGATCCGCAAGTGCGACCAGATCACCCTGGCCGAAGCGACCGTGTCCTAGGTGCTCGCGCAGGAAAGGAAGAAGCGACCATGATGTACGATAAGCTCAACACCTTCGGTACGGATCAGGCGGTCACCACGACCGCCGCGTCGACCGACACCGTCGATCTCGGCGCAGCCCGCGACATGGGCAACGGCGAGCCGCTGGAGCTGGTGATCCTCGTCACGCAGAGCGTGACGGCTGCCGGTGCCGCCACGGTCACCTTCGCCCTGGAGACCGACGACAATGCCGGCTTCTCCACGCCAGTCGTGCTCGCGAACTCCGGCGCGCTCGGCAAGGCCGCGCTGACGGCGGGCACCGAGGTGCTGCGCGTGAAGGTGCCGCTCGATGCCGAGCGTTACCTGCGCACCAATTACACGGTGGCCACCGGCCCGCTGACGGCGGGCACCTTCACCGCGTTCCTCGCCCACGACCGCCAGGCCAGCCGGGCCTACGCGCCGGGCTTCATCGTCTGAACGGAGGCAGAGACATGGCCAGGCAACAGAAGAACGAGAAATCCGCCGAATACGTCGTGGTCGACAATCCCTTCTACGACGGCGTTCAGCTCCACCCGATCGGTGCACGCATCCTGTGGTCCGGCCCGCCGGGCCTTTCGCTGGTGCCGGTCGATGCGCCGCGCCGCCGAAGCGCCCGCGAGGCGCCGATCTTCGGCGATCCGCTGGCCGGCCGCGGCGACGGCGCGCCAGTCGAGGCGGCCCGCCCCGGTGATCAGGTCGTCCTGGTCCAGTGATCGGTACGCAGTGAAGGCAGAGGGGGCCGGTCTTGGGGCCGGCCCCGCCACCGCGAGGAGAGGTTTCCATGGCTCAAGACATCGCCTTCCAGTCAGCCGCCCGGCGCAACGCCGTTCCCGTTTCGGAGGCAAGTCCGCTCCCGGTGGTGCTGACCCAGCTCACCGGGGCCGGCCTGGTCAAGTCGACCGTCACCCTGTCGGGTGCCTCGGCCGAACTGCTCCCGGCCGATCCCGCGCGACGCGTCGTCATCGTGAGCAGCACGCGGACGAATGGAGATGCGGCAATCGATCCGACCGGCGGCGTCTGCGCGCTCGACGCTGGGATTCCCCTGTCGGGCGGCGACACGGTGCAGATCACGGGCAAGGAGGCGCAGAGCGCCATGACCCAGATCGGCACCATCGGTCAGAAGCTCACCGTCTACGTCGGGGCGTGAACATGCCCATCACCTTCTTGAGCAGGGTGCGAGGAGGCGCAGAGCGCGCCTTCGATGCCGACGTGCTCTCGTGGCGCGACGCAGTCGTTGCGAATGGCGGCTCCGTTTCGCTGGCACGGCTGATCGTCGTCGATCAGTTCGTCTACAGCGAGAAGGAGGCGGGCAACTGGACGCTCACCGACGACTATCTCGGACTGTGGGCGGAGAATGTTCCCCAGGCCCTCACATCGCTAAAGCAGCGCAGGCTGGCGAGCGCCGTCAACTCGCCCGTCTTCACGGCCGACCGGCAGTACGCATTCGACGGTTCTACCAGCTATATCGATACCGGCTTCGTTCCATCGACCCATGCCCTGTCGATGACCTCCGACTCGGTGCATGCGGAGGTCTACGAGCGCTCGAATCTGTCCGGCAGCACCACGTCGATGGGCACGAACTCCGGCAGCGGCAGGCAGGTTCGGGTTCTCGCGCGCAATGGCAGCGCGGCCACGGGCTATGCCAATTGCAACCCGGCCACTTTCACGCTGCCGACCAACACCAGCCTCGGACTGACGCAGATCGGACGCAGCAGCAGCGCTCTGACCGATGCCTATGGCGCCAAGAACGGAGTCGCCATGACCCGAACCGTCGACCCGACGGGCATCAGCCCGTCCCTGCCGGCCCACAGTCTCTATGTCGGCGGCTTCAACAACCAGGGGACGCTGTCGAACGGGCGGGCCTGCGCCGTCGGCTTCGTGGCCTGGGGCGCGGCTCTCGCCCTGGGGCAATGCCTGTCCCGCTACAACGCCGTCCAGGCGTGGGCCGCTTCCGTGGGAGCGCAGGTCTGATGGAAACGTTCATCCTCCTGACGGCCGCCCAGGCCATTCATGTCCGCGGCCCGTCGGCTGTCACTCCTTCGGCCGCGCTCGTCCCCATCGAGCGTCGGGGCGGCGTGTTCGTCCTGGGCGCCGACGTGCTGGTGGACCCGGCACACGCGGCGCACCGGGAGTATCTCTCGATGCTGCCGCAGTTCGACGCCGGCGATCCCTCGCTCCCCGCCGCGACCCTGCAGGCCGACGCATGAGCAGCTTCGAATCTCCGCAGGCCAACGGCGCCAACGGTCGGACCGGCCTCGGCGTGCAGGCCTATCGCTGGCTGGTCGGCGGCGGCCTGGCGCTTCTCGTCCTGCTCTCCCAGCGCACGCTCGCCACCCTCGACGACACGGCCGCCGCCGTCCGCAGCCTGCAGGCCCAGATGGCCGCCATGCAGGGTGCAACGGAGAGCCGCTTCAACGCCCATGGCCAGCGGCTCGACACGATCGACCGTCGCAACGACGCCCAGGACGTGAAGATCGACGGACTTTGGCAGCGCCCCTGGTCATCCGCTCCCGCAACGAGGACTCCATGAGCCATCCCGCCAATTCCCTGCTGGTCACGTCCGATCGCGGTCTCGCGCTGATCAAGGAGTTCGAGGGGCTGGAGCTGGAGGCCTACCCGGACCCCGGCAACAAGGTCACGGGCGAGCCGTGGACGATCGGCTACGGCCATACGCGCGGCGTGCGGCGGGGCGATACCTGCACCGAGGAGCAGGCGACGGCCTGGCTGCGCGAGGATCTGGGGGCGGCCGAGGGATCGGTCCGGCATCTGGTCGACGTGCCGCTCACGCAGTGCCAGTTCGATGCGCTGGTGTCCTTCGTCTTCAACTGCGGCGCCGGGGCGTTCGGCAACTCGACGCTGCTGCGGCTGCTGAACGAGGGCGCCTATTCGAGCGCGGCCGACCAGTTCAAGCGGTGGAACCGCGGCGCCGACGGGCCGCTGCCGGGCCTCAGCCGCCGCCGCGCCGCCGAGACGGCGCTGTTCCTCTACATGGGAGTCGAGTGATGCCGCTGATCCCCCTGCTGCTCGGCCTCGCGCCGACCGTCGCTTCCTGGATCATGGGCGACAAGACCGGGGCAGCGGTCGAGAAGGTGACCGGCCTCGCACGCGACATCCTCGGCACCACGGACGCCGACGGAATCGAGCGCGCGGTGGCGGCCGATCCGAACCTCGCGCTTCAGTTCAAGATGGCGGTGCTGCAGGCGGAAGCCGATGCCCGCGATCATGCCGAGCGGCTGCGGCAGCAGGATCTCGACGCGATGAAGGCACAGCTTGCCGACGTCGCCTCGGCGCGCAGCCAGACCGTCGAGCTGGCCAAGGCCGGGTCGCCGCTCGCCTGGGGCGCCGGGGTCGTGTCGGTGCTGGCGATCGTCGTGTTCGCGGGCTTCGTCTACATGCTGTTCGCCAAGGTGGTGCCCGAGGGCATGAAGGAAGCGCTCCTGCTGCTGGGCGGCTCGGCGGCGACCGGCTACGGCATGGTCCTGTCCTACTGGCTGGGCTCGTCCAGCGGCTCGGCGCAGAAGACGGCGGCGCTCGAGAAGGCCGCGACGGGGAGGGGCGCCTGATGGCCACCGACGTCGACATCGGCAACATGGCGCTCTCCCGGCTCGGCACGCGCGCCACCATCGCCGACCTCACCGAGAACAGCACCGAGGCCCGGCAGCTGAACCTCTGGTACGCGACCGTGCGCGACGACCTGCTCGGCATGATCGACTGGAACTTCAACCGCGTGTCCGATGCGCTGGCCCTGTCCGGCACGGCACCAGACCGCTGGACCTACAGCTACGCCTACCCGTCGGACTGCCTGAAGATCTGGCGGCTCGACTTCGGCTCCTGGTACTGGACGCGCTGGAACGGGCTCGCGGTGCCCTTCGAGGTGGCGTCGGACGGGACCAACCAGTTCCTGCTCTGCGACGACAGCATCGCCACCGCGATCTACGGCCAGAGGGTGACCGACCCCAACCGCTTCAGCCCGGCCTTCACCCTGGCCTTCGTCGACTGCCTCGCCGCCGCCGTGGCGCTGCCGATCACCCAGAAGGCCGACCTGGCCGAGCGGCTGGCGCGACGGGCGCAGGACCGGGTCGAGAAGGCGATGGCCGACAGCGCGAACGAACAGTCCTCGACCGAGCGCTTCCAGGTGGCGGAGTCGCTGGCCGTGCGCGGGTATGAGGACGCGCCGTTCGGCTGGCTGTCGGGGTGGCGCTGATGCCGACGCCGCTGGTCCATCCGAGCTTTGCCGCCGGGGAGCTGTCGCCGGCGCTGCACGGGCGCGTCGACCTGGCGAAGTACCAGGTCGGGCTGGCGACGTGCCTCAACTGGTTCATTCATCCGTTCGGGGGTGCGAGCACCCGGGCGGGGACGGCGTGGGTGGGGGCGGTGCTGGCGGCGGCGAAGCGGTCGCGGCTGGTGGCCTTCGCCTTCAACACCACGCAGACCTACGTGCTGGAGTTCGGCGACCTCAAGATGCGCGTGGTGAAGGATGGCGGCTACGTGCTCGAGGCGGCGGGCGCCATCACCGGCATCACCCGCGCGAGCCCCGGCGTCGTCACCGTGGCCGGGCATGGCTGGTCGACCGGCGACCGCATCTTCCTCACCGGCATCGCCGGCATGGTCGAGCTGAACGGCCGCAGCGTCGACATCACCGTGCTGGGCGCCAACACCTTCTCGATCGGCATCGACACCTCGACCTACGGCGCCTGGACCTCGGGCGGCA